ATCAACAGACTTATCAACAGAAGGTTTAAGATCTATTAAATCTTTAAATTCTTTTTTGCCTCTTAACTCTCTTTCTAAAAAGATTTCTTTATCATATAATTCGTTCCACTCTCTACCTTGTTTTTCAGAAAGTTTTCCAGCTTCTTCATTTGTTAACTTTTCTAATTTTTTTATTTGATCTTTTATTTTAGTTAACTCTTTATTTTTTTCTATTACATCAGTATTTTCTACACTTTTAGTAATAGCTGTTTTTAATTTAGCGCCGCTTTCTGTCATTGTACCCCAACCAATTTCTTTGTTAGGATATTCAGTTTGTAATTCTGATAACATTTGTTTAGCAACACCTTGACGTTTATATTTAGGTTCTACATTTATCATACTTATGCTAGGTTCGTTATTGTAAACTGTATATTCAAGTGTGCCTACTTCTTTATCACCTATGAAAGCTCTTTTAATAGAATTAGTTTGTCCTGAATAAACATCAGTTAATTCATCAGTAGTTTTTATTTTTTCGTTTTTAGAAGTTTGAATAGTTTTAGCGAGTTCATATTCTGATATATCTTTAGCTGATAATGGTTTATCATATTCAACATATCCCCACGCTTCGCTTTTAGCTTCATCTATAAATTTTCTGTCATCAAATGATACTATATTTTTTTGCCCTCTAGGTTGTGCTCCGGGTGATGGTGGTCTTTCTTTAAGATAATATCTATATAAACCATTTTCGTTAGGTACTTCTGTTTCAACCTTTGGTTTACCATAACCAACTTTTTCACCTATAAACTTATCACCTCTGTTAGGTAATTCTATTTCAGTTTTAGCAACATTACTTGCATCAAGCGATTTCATATCAGTAGCAGATACACTTTTAAGACTAGCTTTAGCTTCATAAATTTGACTTAACTTTTTATTAGCTGAAAACTCGTCATACCCACCTTTAGCGCCGACTACAAAGTTCATAGCAATATCAATTGCACGATTAATAGCCATTTGTTTAACATCTTCGCCTATTGATTTATCGTTAGTCATAGCTTCTGATATTTCTCTAGGGGATTGTATTATAACATCAGCAAGTAAATCTACTGCTTGGGTAGCTGCAAACTTAGATCCTAATTTCTCTGCTAACACAGTACCTATTTTAGTACCACCTATTATGCTATTAATAGTTGAATATTGTGCAGCAGTTGTAGCAAAACTTGTGCCTATTTTACCTACATTATAAGGAATTGATTTTTTTAATTCAGTTTCGCTAGTTGATATACCTTGCTCCTGTTCTTCTGTTAAATCAATATCCCTAGTTGCTAAATCTGATGTATCTTTAACTCCTAACACTTTACCAACTTTACCAGTTGCAGCATCAAATATTCCCCTTAATACCGGTTTAGCTTCTGATTGTACTTGTAATCTTTCAACTCTTAAATCATCATAAGACTTTCTATCTTCTGGTTCCATACGAATATTTTTATTTCTTATAACTTTCATTTCATCATCTATTTGCTTTAATCTATCTTTAGCAAGTGCTTTATCTTGTTTAGCTTTAGCGTCTGATACTTTCTTTGCTTCAACTTGCTTAGCCATTATTTCATCTGTTGGTAAGGTAGTTTTAAAGCCCAAAATCGACTTCTCTTGTGTTTTCCTATCCTGTGGCGAATAAGTACCCCTAGTTTTATAATAATCTTCTGGTGCTAATATTTCAGCATTTCTATAAGATTCCAATTCAGGTTTTTCAGGATATTTATAAGCACTCCTATCTACATAGTTATCGGTTTCGCTAACATCAACATTTGATTTAGTTTGTATTTTTGTTTTTTTGTTTTTAAATAAATCTAATAAAGGCGTAGGTGTTTCTTCTTTATCTTCTAAAGGTCTTTTATAAGTATTCTTAGTTGTTCCTCTAAATAAATCTAAATAGTTTGACATCTTACACCTCCTTATTCATTCTTTTTTTTCCACAATCCAATTTCATCTTCTGTTATATTACCGAAACGTTTTAAAACTTTCTTTATTTGTTCTTCGGTTATATCTCCCGACATAGCAAGTTGTTTTATATTTTCAAGTACAGTATTTCTCTCGATTATTTCTTCTTCAACTTGTGTTAATTCTTCATAAGAGTTACCTGTTTCTTTATTAATTGCTCTATCGATTTGATTTTGAAATTCACTATTTAATTGTGACTGTGTATATGATGGTTTATCTTCTTCTGTTTCTTCATCTGCTACTTTTCTAGCTTCTATTTCTGCTATATTAGCTTTATTGTCAATATCTGCTAACTTAGCATCTAGTGAGAATTTCTTTTCATATAGAGAATTTTTATAGGCATAATCGTTTGCAGCTTCTGCTCTAGCAATCTGTGCATCAATATTAGCCATTTCAATATCCATATCCTGTTTAAGTATAAGTGTTTCTCTGTCATTAGCATTATCAATATCAGCTTTAGTTAATTCATATAACCGTTTACTGTCTAAATCAGATAACTGTTGTTGTCTTTCTGTGCTTGCTAAACCCTCGTCATATTGACGTTGTTCAGCAGTTTCAGCTTGTTTAGTTGCTGCAGCTTGTTGAGCATCTAAAGCTTCTAACCTTGATGTTAAGTTAGCAACTTCTAATTCTGTTTCAGCTGTTGCTTTTCCTGTAGAATATAATTGAGTAGCTTCTGATAATCTACGTTCAATGTCGGCACGTTGATTAGATTCATTCGTTCTTGAAGTTGTCAACTGCCCACCTTTTAATACATTTTGTGCAATGTTTTCTTGACTAACTGAACCACTTGCTGATAACCCACCTATTGCTCTAGTTTTAGCTTGTGCTTCCCTGCTCATAGTATCCTCAACGCCTATTTGCCCTCTTTCAGTACGGAAACGTGGTGCAACTCCTGCTTCTTCTTGTCCTAGTCTACCACTTGTAATATTAAAAGCTGATTTTAATTTTTTAACTAATAAGTCCCGTTTTTCCTTTGCTATTAAGTCTTTTACAGCTTGTGTATCTTGCAATGGTGCAACTGGTGTTATAGGTTGTACTGGTTGTACTGGTTTAATTTGTATTTGCTCAAATGGCACTGGTGCAACTGGTGCTACTGGTGGTGCTATCGGTGCTATAGGTTTCCTAATATTAGGCAAAGATTTAACCTCGTTATATTTAGTAGCAAGTTTTTCTACGTTAGCAACTGGTGCTTTGCCACCCGAATATTGAGTGGCATAATCCCTTGCTGATATAGTACCTGCTGATAATTGTTTATTTAATTTATCTCTTAGTGTTTTAGATATTGCCATAGTTTACCTCCTTACTTTTTGAGTTGATTAAGGTTTAACCCTGCGAATACCGCCATCAATATTTTATCTAACATAGTCATATTATCAGTAACGATACCGTAAACAGTTATACCTATCAATATTGCTAAAAGTGATACTTGTAAATAATTTTCTTGTATAAATTTAATCATTATATCCCTCCATTTAAGCAATAAATGTTAATGGATCAACACAATGTATCCATTCGTTATTGCTATATCTTTCCCAAAATTTACTATATTCTACATTTCTAATTTCAAAATGTAAATGTTCCCCGAAAGCGTGTCCTGTGCTTCCCATTTCTGCAATAGTTTGATATTTCAGAACTTTCTGTCCTATTTTTACCAAACTTTCTGATAAATGAGCATATAAACTACAGTAATTATCGTGTTCAATTACAATATAATTGCCATAACCTTTATCGAACGTTGACACTCTTACAATTCCATCATCAACTGTTAATATCGGGTCGCCTTTTTCTTCCCTATTTCCGAAATCTACACCACCGTGAAAATCAACTTTACCTGATAACATTCTCCAACCGAAATCACTTGTTACTCTGTTATTTGTTGTTGGTTTCAATAATATCACTCTCCAAACCATAATAGGTTATTTTGTTTTGTATAAGTATTATGTCTAAATTTAGGTGTGTGTATACTTGCTATGTGGCCTCCATCTAAACTAATACTATACTTTAATTTAAGTATCTTATCAGAAATATATTTAATATCTCCCATTGATGTTTTCTTGTAAAATGCAACTATTTTATCATCTTGTGTAACTCCGAATAATATATGCCCTGTATATCTTAATACATCTGCTGATTTGCCTGAAAATCCTTCCCATACTGGGTGATAATTGTGAACTGATACTCCTGAAATGGCCCATTTAACATTTTTAATTAAATTAATATCTTTAACTCTGTTCCAATGTAATGTGCCATCGCCGGTCATATAAATTGTTCCCTCTGCTTTGCCTTGTTCAACTTTAGAGCCTGTTGCATTAAACACGTTTCCGTTATCAACTAGTATTGATACAAGCTTGTTTATTCTGCCGTTCTGAAATGTTCCGGATACTGAATAATCAAAATTTTTAGTTGAATATTTATTTTTAGTTTCTGCAAAATGCACCTGGTCCTTATTAGCCATAATCAGATGCCCGCCGAATAAATTAGTAGCTATCGGAGAATAATCATCAAAGTTGCATAACTTGAGGAACAAATTGAATAAAGATTGTTCCCCAAAGTATCCATCTACCCTTGCATCTGTTACTCCTTGTATAGCTTTTACTATTTGTTTATCAGCTTGTTCATAATAACTCATAATATCACCTATACTCTTTCTTTATGCTTTCTATTATTACCTATAATAATAAACCAGTTAGGGACTTGAAAACCCATTTTACCTAAATTATTTATTGTAGATAAAAATTCTGTTCCTAAAATATAACAAGTCGCAGCTAGAGTAGGTAAAGGTATTGTTAATATATTTTTAAACTCAACACCTTTATCTTTGATTACTGCTTCAATTAATACTACTATTAGCCAAAATATAATCATAGCTATTTTTTTGTACATCCCTTTTTCCGCTTTGCTTTTGTCATATTTTTCGCCCGATGCTTTGCTACCTAATATACCTGTCATAAAATCAATAATGATTAGTAAAAACATAACTATAACTGCTAAATCAATACTACCTATTACATAACTAACTAAACCTAAGCAAGTGCCTAAAATACCTTTTTTTACAAGTAAACTAGCTGTAAATTGCTTCATTTCATCATCTCCTATTCTGATTTCTACCACGCCCATATTGGTATAGTATTTCCTGCTGTTCCTGCTTTAGTAGATATCCCATTGACTATAGCACTCGGTGTTAAAACTTCACTTTTACCAGTAGTTTCCCTATAAGTAATTAATATTTTTTTTGAATCTATTGTTGTAACAGCTATATAAGAAGGATTACTTGTATCTATTATTTCTATATTCCCAATACTTATAACAGTTCCAACAATTTTCAGTATAGCCGTATCTAAACCCGAAGTAGTTGGATTTTTATATGCAAGTAATACTTTGGTAGAATCTATTAACGCCGTAGCTATATAACTAACATTAGCGCTAAAAAATGTTACAGCTGTGCCTTTAGTTATAGTGGTGTCTGAAATGCTTAATACTATTACTTTCCCATAATCGGTACTCGTAAAATCATTGTATGCAACCAACACTTTAGTAGCATCTAATGCAACAGACGACGAACCAGAAATATAACTACTACTGTTGAATACAAAAGCTGTACCTTTGGTTATCGTAGTACCTGAAATACTTAATACTATCGCTGTACCAGCGGAATTGTCATATGCAACTATAACTTTCGTTTCACTTAATGCTGAAACTGAAATACTACCTGTTGTAGCTGAATTAAATTCTATAACTGTACCTTTGGTAATTGTTGTTACAGATATACTTAATATTATTGCTTGCCCGTATTCACTGTTTGAGTAATCTGCATATGCAACTATTGCTTTTGTAGAAGATAATGCTGATACACACAATGTTCTAGCAGAACCAGTTGTATCAATAACAAGTTCAACACCTTTAGTTATTGTTGTCCCAGATACGCTCAAAACAGTTGAACACATACTTGAATTAGATGGATTATAGTAAACGACTAATGCTTTGCCAGAATCTAATGTTGTTGCTGACATATAAGTTACACTGTTAGCGTTAAATTCAAACTCCGTACCTTTAGTAATTACTGTACCTGATATACTTAATACTATAGCTTTCCCTTTACTATCAGAAGTATCTCTATATGCAACCAACACTTTGCTTGAATCTAACTTTGTTGCTGATATACAATCAACTACATTAGCTGAAAAATTAAAACTTGTATTAGATTCAACATCATAATTAGGGTTATTAACTTTATCATTAATCAGTTGAACAATATCATTTGCTTCTATTGTCTGCCCTGTATCTACTACATAATCAGCTAGTACGGAATTAAGTATTTCTGATATTCCAGCGCTAATACCATCTATTTTTTTACTATCTAAATTTTTCTTATCTAAAGTTGGCATTTTATACCTCCTCTACGCCTGTGATATAGTAATTTATAGCTGTAGCAGTGCCACTTAGGCCCTCAATTAATTCTGCTGTTTCGATAATTGGAGGACTATTTTTTAAATCTAATATTAAAGTATCGTTTGCTGCAATTGTGTGTAAGTACATTATTTCTGTACTAGCAAATTTCAAAGTCACCGTTGCATCAACCGCTGTCTTATTTGCTAATATAACACTAATAATCGTTGATGTTGTGCTTGCGGGTACTGTGTATAATGTAGCATTTGCAGTACCTAGTGTGCCTTTACATAATCTCTTTGCTGTTCTACTCATATTATATACCTCCATATAAATCGTTAAACTGTATTGTTTCTAAATTCGTTGCTATATCTGTTGTCAAGCCACTAACAACATCTTTAAGTTGCCCTGATGCATTTGATAAATAAACATCTGTAACAGAGCCTACACCTATACCAGCAAGTGCTGTATCATCAATGTATTTCTTTGTAGCTGGTTCATAATCTGCATCAGGTGTAAAAGGTGTTGTGTTGTCTAATGCTAATACATTGCCATCGTCCGCTTTTCCATCTAGTGAATTATCTATTTCTGTTTTATTGTATGTTTCTGTTTTTAAATAAACATCAGCAGAAGGTGAAGCATTATCTGCAACAACTCTAATCTCTTCTAATATACCCTGTACCTTTACAGCCGTTCCAGCTCCTACCGCAGTTGCTCCTAAGTTTCCGGCAGCTGTTGTATCTTCTAACTCGTCTATGTGTTCATTAATATATACAACATCATCTATACCGTACTGGTCGAATGATTTCTTTAAAGCTACTGCTTGGTCTTTAATTTGATTAGGTTGATTTTGTATATTGTTTGTTGTTACCGTTGATTTTGTAAAAGCCATATTTACCTCCTTTATGAGAATCTGTTGTTTTCTATTAACATACTTAATTTCAGTATTGTTAAAGTTTCGTTATTTGTATCATTTTTAAATATTGGTTGTAAGTAAACAAATCTATCTATATTAGCATTTAAACCTTTTGATTGAGGATTTATATTTGTTAAGAACGACCAGTCATCAAAGTCTATGTTATCAAAGTCCATTAATACATATTCAATATGATAAACCTTTGAATCTTCTTCATTCTTTCTATCGGTTACAAACTGAATATCAACACTTGTTCTTGATGCTGGTTCAATACTTACCCATTGCATCTGCATTGATTTCTCATACTGCAATGCTCCGTAATCTGAAAATGCAAGTTTTCCGTCACAAGGTATTGTATCGCCTAAGATTTCGCCATCAGCAACATAAGATTCATTCATATGTTCAACTGTGCCTACACTTGAATAATAAACATCTTCGCCTCGTGTGATAAACTCTGTAGCTTGAACGTTTGTATAAATATACATTGTGTCATTATCATAGTTCCATATATAAACTTTATCGTCTACGTTTACCCAGTATTCATTTTGATTAGCATAATTAAAGGTTACCGCTGTTGACAAGTCTAATTTTTCCATACTTCGTTGTAATCTATCAGAAATAGGTTTTGCACTTCTTTGACTTTCAACATTAGTTATACCCCATAGCCACATTTTAAATTCTGCTAGTGATATAGGACTATCCTTAATTAATTGTACCATATTAGGTGCCGCATTACCAACTTGTTCATTCAAATCTTTATATCCATAATTATAAGGATTCAAGCCTGTGTTATCTGAATAATTACTATTTACAGTAGGGTTGATTACAAAAGTTGCTTTCTCTTTGAATACAAGTAATGATTGTTGATTAGACTTTAGATCCGTAATCGCAAACTCATCACTTCCTACACCTACGTAAGAGTTCGCGGGATAATAACCTGCTTTGTTGATTCCTGAAAACCTGAATACTCTTTTTTCATTTACATTACCGAATATAAACAAGTTTGTGTCATTTTCAACACCGAAATCGACTGCATACTTATGGTTTTTAACTAAAGCTACATTTGAAGCACTAGCTTTTACCCACGTTATGCTTACAACTGCCTCATTAGGTGGAAATACTGTAAAAGTAACTTGCCCTAGTGTTCTATTAACTGTGAAATCAACGTTTTCAGTTTTGACTACCCCGTTGACTGTTAATGTAACTAAATCTGCATCTAGTCCACTTTCTGCTAATTGAAATAATATTGATGAACCATCACCTATAAACGTTTGTGTTTTTGAGCCACTTAATAAATTTACTTCTTCGAATAGTGTACCCCCACCGGCAGGTGGACTTGCTAAAGCTATTGTAGGAGTATAAGCAACAACATCTTGATAAGTTGTACCATCATATTCCTTGTATTCTACTCCGTTCCTAAAGTAAACTTTGCTATTAAACCAAAATATTTGAGTTTTCAGGTCCGTTAATGTTCCTATAACAGAAACTGTACCCTCTGTTATTAAATCAGCTATAGAAATAGTATCTGTGTCTACAGACATATCGTATTCATACACATTACCATTCCATACAGATAACATTATGTCTTTGCCACCTAGTTGTCCTTGCCATATCCCTTGTACATTACCTATGCCGAAATCTATGAAAGTATGATGTCCAGGTCTTTTTTTAAGTTTAAAGTTTTTAGTTATTTTATAGTTTTCTAAAAGGCTAAACTCACCTATTTTAATTTGAGTATTACCATAAGTTTCATTTAAACCATAAAACTGGAATATTTCTTTTGGTGCTGGTGGCTTTGCAAATCTGACTTGAGCCATATTTACCAACTCCCTCCATAATAATTAGTAATTGTTTCTTCTACTGCTGGACCCGATTCCATAGCTTCGCCTTTTGCTTCCATTCTACGTTGTTCGACATAATTAACAACATCTTTATTTTTATAAAAACCTATTTTGCCAGCTGCATCATATACAATTGATTCACACAATACATCATCTATTGTCATATAATCATCTAATGATGTTAATGTAACGGGTATAGGCTTGTATGTTATCCTAATTAACCCCTCAAAGTATAAGTTGTAATAATAATCTTTATAGTTTTCGGTATTGTAATAAGATGCTTTCTGATATTGTCTGCTCGGATATTCTTCAACAACTTCATCTATTGAATTGAAATCATCAGGCAAATCATATTTAACCCACGCAGCATATTCAGGTACTTTGTCTGCTTGATATAAATACTTATACAACGCCCTGTCTTTGTGTCTAAAATGAGTTGTGCCACTTATAACCATACGAACCTTATTACTAGTATCAGATACAGTTAAAACGCCTTTAGATAGCGTTAAAGTATCTATAGATGTATTAGTTAATTTTAACAATTCAGTCCACGTTCCCGCTATATTTTCCTCAAAAGTAATTACACCGTCACCATCATACTTAACTGAATATCCTTGTACTTCTGCGATACCGTTTTCATCTGGATAATACTGTGTTTCTCCGTAAAAATCAACTAAATTAAAATTTGATAGTAACCCTAATTGATTAATAGGAGGTTTGTTTGTTATTTCTACTTTCTTGGTTGCTTTGCTATACTTCCATAATTCTTTTTGTGCTGAATCTGCAAACAATATAAATTTTGCTTGTGTGTCTGCATTTTCTTCTGGTGCCACAACAACTCCATCTTCGGTGTAATTATTAAATATAGCAAGGCATTTATTATATAAATCTTGTAGTTGTACCATATATACCTCCTTTATCTAAAAAGGACACCATACAATTAAGCATAATGTCCTATGGTTGGGACTACTTCGAATCTTCTAACAATATTCTTAGTTTCTTTAACCCTAAATTAGGGTGAAACTCTATATTAAGATTAGTTAATTCAAGTCTTATATTTTCTTTTTCTGTTTCTTCTTCAACTTCTTCTGACATTAATTCTTTAAATCCCTCTCTTAACCAAACACTATAATTATTAGGTTGGTTATCTTCTATTATTATATCATCTTTAATAAACTTCATTTATACCTCCTATGCTGCTATGGTATCGGTTGAACTAGCTGTTGCAACTTCATATCCATAGAATGATTTAGCTGTTAATGCTAAAACAACTGTATCAGCTTCCACCCAAACTCCAGTATGAGTTAAAACAAGACTTGCTAAACCGGCTGCAAACGTTACATACTCGTGGGCTGTTGTAACTACCCCCGCTGTACTTGTAACGGTTACTGTAATAGGGAATGCACCATTAAACCAAGTATGCACCGCTGTTGCTGTATTTTGTAATTCTATATCTACTGTTCTATTAAATACTTCGGCTTCTCCTCCTATTGCGGTATTCATTGCTGCTGCTGAACTAGTAGCTGCTGTTGTAACAATTAGCATATCGCCTGAATCTGCTTTATCTCTTATAGTCATTAAAGCCCATAAACTATCAATTAAAACTGGTGTTGTATCATATTCTTTAGTGGTCCACGCAAAAGCTGTTGTGTCAACTGCTTTTATTGTGAAACTTGTAAAATCGACTTCGGCTTCCCAAGTATGATTTGGGTGAATTGTCTTATTGTCATATCTTCCTACATTTAATGTTATATCGTAACTACCATTATTTTTTACAGATATATAATCTTGCTCTAAAGGAAGCACATATTCATTATATGTTTCTAATGCGTTTGCTGTACCTCTTCTAGTAAGGTAACCATCATCTGTATAACTAACGCCAGTTATATTTACTATGCTCATAATTTCCTCCTTTATAAAAAAGGGGCGTAAAGCCCCTAATATCTATGCTGATTTACTTCTATAAGTAGCTTTTATTTTCTGTAAAAAACTAAATGCGTCATAAATATATCTACCCTCAATTAATGCTCCTGAAATACCTGGAGGATCTTTATGTGTTTTTAATTCTGATAATTGTTGTGGGTTAACATTAGCTTTAGGGTGTGTTAATATAAAGTTAGTGTTAGCTGGGAAATAACTTGTAGGTATTTTAATAATTTTTGCGCCGTCAGCTTCTCCTACCATACCTTTAATCATTATTTTTTGAGACATATCAGATGTTTTGATAAAATTATCATCTAATCTTAAGAACTTATGATAAGTAGGTGTTGCAAAACAAATTCTCCCGTTTGCTGGTACTTTAGATTCATCTAATGCAATATTTGCGTCCATTAATGTTTCAAATGCGTTTGATTCTGTTACTACTGTTGTAACATCTTGTGATGCTGAAACTGCTGTTGCTGTCAATACTGTCATATTATAAGTATCTAATTCAGGTATAACTTGTTCATTCATCTCCGCTTTGATGTAAGCACCTGTAGTTTTAACAAGGTTACCTTGAATATAGTTACCTTTATCTATTGTGCTTGAGAATGATCTATCTTTAGATAATGTATAAGTTGCTACTGTATCTTGTACTTCGTCTGGAGTACCGTATCTATTAGCGCCAGTTCTTGAATAATCTGTTAACGCTTGAGTTGTTAAAGTGTATACTTTTACTGTATCTGAACCCGTAAAATCAAACTTACCTGCAAAACCTACTTTTGTTAATGAACCTAATGCAAATACTTGGTCGATTGCTTTTTGATATTTCGTTGCTAAATTTACTGCCATTTTATTGCCTCCTATTGTTTAATAATCGCCTGTTAAACCTTGTAGGAAGTCATCTGTATCAGTGTTAGAATCAGTACCCGAAGTCTTTTTAATTATACCTTTTTTCTTAGTTGATTTATTTTGTTTTTTAAGGTTAATCGTTGCTTCAAGTTCCTTTATTTTATTTTCGTATTCAGATATTTTATTATCCTTTTCAGACATTTCATTGCTTTTGAGAAAGCTATCATAAACATTTGTTAAGTCTTTCCCTAATCTAACATCATCTATTACCGATTGAGGTAATTCATCTGTGTTAATATCAGGATATTTATCTAAAAACTTCTCATACATTTTATCTTGAATACTTTTTTTATTTGCTGAATATTCTCTTCTAACATCATCTACATTTCTTCCGTCGGTTTCTGCTATATCTTTAAAATGTTGTTCTTTTAATGATTCTCTTACTTCTTGTGGTGACATTTCAAACATTTCTGAAAGTTCTTTCCACTCATTTATTTCATCTTGTGATACATTTAATTTTTCTTTAACTCGATCGTAATCACTTCCCTTTTGGAGTAATGGTTGTAACTCATCTCTAGGGATATCTTTTAATAACTTAGTTTCTCCTAATACTTTCAATTCAAAATCTTCTAATGCAACAGTTTCAGGTTCTTCGGTTTCTTCTTTGGATTCCTCCTCCGATTCTTCACTTTCTTCATCATCTGTTGTTGACTCGTCAATGTCCTCATCTTCTGCAATCTCGTCAGTCGCTTCTTCATCAGGCATATCGTGGTCTGTTGGGAATAAGTCCATAACATCTTCAACTGGTGTGTCTACTGTGTCATCAACTTTAATATCTTCGTTCATTTTGTACCTCTCTTTCGCCTTGGTTTAGGCAATATAACTAAAAAGCACCACTACAGTTAAGTAATGATGCTCTAGGCATTCTTTATTCAGTTTCTTCTTCTGGTACTGCTGATACAAAGCCTGTTACAACTCCGCATCTTGAACATTTAATTTCTAACCTTGAGCCTGGCGGTAAATACGCCATTGCTAATAGTCTTGACTTCTTACCATTCTTACCGCACTTAGGGTTTGAGCATCTTAATTCTTTCATAGTACCTCCTTGGGGTATCTACTTCTTAATACATACATTATAACATAAAACACGAATGTTTTCAAATTAATAGTATTAATTGTTTGTGTTTATACTTTATTTCTGACTGTTTGTGATATCATTTTAGGCTTATTCAAGTCAGTACCACAGTACATATTGCATTTAGGGTTAGTGCATACTAATGTTTGTACTACGTATATATCAGTGCTATCTAATGCGCTTTCTTGAATTGAATTTGATATAATTAAATCATTTCCACATTTATCACATTTCATTATTGTACACCTCCCATAATTTCTTGTAATGCTGATTGTAATTCTTCATCAGGTAATGCCATTAACTCTTGTAATGTAGCTTGTGCTTCTTCTGGTTCCATTTGTTGCAATATTGCTTGTATTTCAGGTGGTAATGATGTCATAAATTGTTCTTCGGTATTTTCAACTTGTTTCTGCTCTTCTTCTTTAAGCTTAACTTTTCTTATCCATTCAGACTTATTACTTAACCAGCCCTCTGGTAAGCCCTCTAACCATTCTAAGAATGTGATTTGTTGCATTTCTAACATCTTATCTAACATCTGTACTTCTGATATTTCTGATAAGTAAGTTGATGGTCCCACATTAACCGTTGGTACTTTATACATTCTATTTAGCGAATCAAAATCAAATTCTTCTATTATATTATTTCCCTCATCATCTGTAGCTATTACAGGACGATTACCATATAGATTAGAAATCATATTATAGAATATACGAGCAATATCTTCTTTCCAGTTTGCCATATTAAATTTAGGGTTCTCTAAAGGTATACCACCTTGTTTCGTTACTGCTGCAATACTTGTTCCTGATGCTTGTTCAGGATTAATGTTACCTAGTAAAGCATCTGACATACCTATAGAAGCGTCTAAAAACTTATCAGATAGCTCTATCATCGGTATAACTTGACTTGACATACTGCCAGGAGCAATATAAGTTGCTGCATCTTGTATTCTTTGCCCTGGTTTCAAATCCAAACCAAATTGAGTTGATATCCTGTTAGTTTTACCGTTCATCATACTGTTATCATAAGCGAATATAGGGAATGATGTATCAATAGTATTCTTCATTGCCATAGCAAAGCCCCTATTAATGAATATTTGAGCCGGTATTGCTGACTGAACAAAACTCATACCATGATAAGTGTTACGTTGTAATTCCCAGTTTCCTAATGCTACAGGGTATAAGTCAACGCCTAAATCAATATCTTTGTATATATAACCACTTATTGTACATTTACTTGCGAATACTCTTGTAACTTTCTTCTTATCAACTATTGCTTTACCTAATTCATCAAGCATAGGTTGTTTGTTTTCATCTAACTTTGGAATCTCTTCTTCAACTTTTTTCTTTGTATAAGTTATAACATAAGTTGCTTTACCGTTTTCTTCGCCATCATCTGATTTGATATCTTCTAATTCTATTTGACCATATTTGCTAGCTTGTTGTTTCGTATCATAGTCTGATTCAATTTCATCTTCATCAAATTGTTTTGCAACTTCTTTTCCCTCTTCTATAAGATTCTTTGTCATATCTCTACCTACAACCTGAATAAATGTTTGAGATTGTACATCTTTACTGTTAGGATTGCTCATATAAAAATTATTAGGATCTACTAATTCAAAATCAATTTCGCCTAATACTTCACTATATGCACCATTGAAAGGTTTCTTAGTTGCATCGAATATTAAGTGCGCTACATAGTCACCTGTGACTGCTCCATCGTACAATGCGTTCTTAGTGTTCCAATCAAGTTTTACTCTCTCTTCAAATGACTTCCACTCTTGATTAACAATCTCATCTGAATTGTCTTCGTCTGATAATGTAACTGGACTTGCAAAGGATACACCTGTCTTAGTTGCCATTATACTCGCCACACTAAACGTTATTGCTCTGTTAATCTTATTGAATACCGGTTGTGGGTAGTCATCGCTTAGTCCTGCATTTCTCCAATGGAAACCATAAAAGAAGTCCCAATTGCAATCAACCAAATCATAGTAACTAGGTTTTAGTCTGTTATTATAGTTAATACCTGCCTGATACCACTTCCATTCTTTAATATCTCCTATCATAAGTTTTTACCTCCGTGTTCATATGCTTTCGCTGGATTGTAGTTCATCATATTCTTGTAATGATCCTTAAATTCTTTCTCTTTCTTTATTTCTTCAATTGTCATATCTTCGACAAGTTTCTTAATTTTATTTTTAGGTTTGATAAACTTATCGTATAATAATACTATACATAATGTTGCTAATATTCCTATTATAATTCCTGTTATCATATTCCCCCCTTAATAATAGTTATTCCAGTTCCCCATTGCATTATATTCTTTATCTTCTTCAATTACATCTTCAACTATTCTTTTCTCGCCATAATAATATAACATCTGACTTATAGCTTGTGACATTTCATCTACACTATCATCGTGTACACCATTAGGGAATGAATACCACTCTTGCAACATAGGACCGGTAAATGCTTTATTGCGTGGCAATTTAACGTTATTTAGTAAATAAGGTAAAACCGCTTGCACCCTTGCTTCTTTTCCTCCCATGGGGTTAACTGGTGCTATTCCTGTTAATTCTTTTGATAATACATTAATAATAGCTGAACCGTTTGCTTTATCTTCTATAAATATATAACCTATATTAGGGTACATCTGTTTAAAGTTTCTTATAGCTTGTAATGTTGCTAAAAAGTCCATACGTTGATTAAGTTCATCTATTAAATAAAAAATATTCTTAAACTTTCCCCATATCCCTATCGCCACTTTATCAGATTTGGCTGTATTTTTAAATGTTGCATCAACACTCATACACACTATCGGTATTTGTTTAATAAATTGTGGTGTAGGATTGTACCACGATGTATCTTTTTCAAACCATTCTTTTTTTATCATATTTCCTTCTGCTGCCGTCGGTCGTCCTTGATCCATAGCTGAAAAAGTTGCCGGATATTG